CCAGAAGAAAAGAAGCCAAAGAAAGTCGCAGTCAAAGAACGTGGTGGAAAGCAATTACTAAATGATTAAACTTCTTGCTAAAATACAAACCTTTATAGAATCATTCAGACAGTATAAGTCTGGTAAGATTAAATAAGAGGAGGGGAGGAAACTCCCCTTATCCATTATGGCAGTTAGAAAATTAACACTACTAGATAAACCACGCATAATCAGTCATTTGTCACAACTACAAGGTGAAGACCGCAGACTACGCTTCGGTGCATTTTGTTCAGACGAATATATCTCAAACTATGTTACAAAATCTTTCGAACAAGAATCCCAATGGTTCGGCGTTGACCATATTGATGGGCATCTTGTTGCTTCTTGCCATGTAGCTATACTGAACGGCGAAGCTGAGCTTGGTTGTAGCGTTGATGAAGATTATCGCGGGGAAGGCTTCGCACAGAAGATGTTCGACCGAGCAGTTACTTGGTTAAGAGTTCGTGGTATCACTCACGTATTCATGCATTGTTTGTCTGAGAATGGCGCAATGAAACATATCGCCAGAAAGAACGATATGGTCTTGGTTAGTGAATATGGTGAGACTGAAGCTGCGGTTGATGTCGAACCAGCAACCCCAACGACGTATATTGAAGAGGCTTATATGAATCGTATTGCGATGTATGACATGTACTTTAAAAATTCTTATCGCGTTTTAGATTTTTATTGGGGTCGTCAACATACCTAAGTAAAGGTATGGACAAAAACAAAATCTCTCCAAACTTACTTTCTTACCATGCCGTTAGGCGTGGTGAGTGGATATTAAAAGTTTCAGTTTTTAAAAACAAATATGTCATGGTAGCTGCATATAACCCATATGATATGACATTCGTTATTGAGCAATTTAATGGTCCAGAAAAGGCTGCAAATTTTATTGAAAACCTAATTGAGGAATAATATGAACAAAGTAAAAGTATTTAAACTAATCAATGGCGAAGAACTCATCTCTGAGATTCATAATCCATATGATAAACATTATGAGTTGAAAAACCCAGCAAATATCATGCTACAACAAACAGCTTCTGGACAAATGGGTGTTGGTATGGCACCATATATGCCATATGCTGATGGGAATATTAACCTTAATAAATCTGCAATTGCAGCAGAAGCGATTCCAGACCAGGGTATGGTTAATGAATATAATCGTATTTTTGGGTCAGGAATTGAGGTAGTTTCAGCTTCCGCCCTTGCAGGGTTGAAGTAACCAAAAACCCTCTAGAGACCAGCCTTCGGGCTGGTTTTTTTCATGGAAGAAAGTGCTTGACTTTTATTGCGATATAAGGTATAATTCTTATATGAAGCTAGTAAAAGAAACCACTATCTGGGAAGACGTCAAACGTCAACCGAACCATACATATCTCATGGATGATAAGTTGGAGAAGGTTTTTGCCTATTTCAAATGGCATAATCCAAAAGACTTTGTCAAATTGAGAACTCCGTTAAAGATCGATCGACGTTATCGTAAATTTGAAGTGATCAAAACTGGAATCAAGGATATACAATGAGCATGCCCGAAGGAATGGTTTACGAAGATCTTGATCTGGTTGATCAAATCGTTTGGCACCCTAAGAAGAAAGAATTGAGCGACTGGCAACAATTCAGAATCAAAATGGTCGCCGCAGCTATTGATTTGTTGAGAGAAACAAACATTGACGTGTATAACGTCACGGTTGATGACCTTATTGAAATTGGGAAGAATACAAAATGAATCTACATACTTTTTTCGAGAGCCTTGCCAGCAACGCATCGCGCAATTATAAAATTGAACAATTGGAAGCCAACCGTAACGATAAAACCCTACGAGAAGTTGTTCGGTTGGCTCTCGACCCGTTCACACAATTCTACCAACGTAAAATTCCAGCATATACCACGGGGACTGTTTCAGCAAACCTCCCTTGGGCTCTTGATAAGTTGTATGATCTTTCAGAACGCCACGTTACAGGTAACGCTGCAATCGCTCACCTGAAGAACATTCTAGAATCAATTTCAGCCGATGACGCAAAAGTCATTGAGCGTATCATTCAAAAGGATTTGAAATGTGGAGTACAGGTGTCAACAGCAAACAGCGTGTGGACTGGCTTGGTGCACGAATATCCAGTAATGTTGTGCAGCCCATTCGAGCAGAAACTCGTGGACAAAGTTCAGTTCCCAGCGCTCGTGCAGCTCAAAATGGATGGAATGCGATTCAACGCCATAGTTCGGGGTGGCAAAGTGGAGTATCGCTCGCGCAACGGCAAAGAAATCCAACTTCTAGGAAACCTTGATGCGGAATTTATTAAACTGGCTGGCGATGTTGATTGCGTATTCGACGGTGAGCTTCTTGTGGTTGCTAACGGTAGCATTCTGGATCGACAAACAGGAAATGGAATTCTTAATAAAGCAAACAAAGGAACCATCACTACAGAAGAAGCTGCTCTGGTGCAAGCAACTGTTTGGGATATTATTCCTTATCTCTACTTTGTTGACGGTAATTGCCCTGTACCTTATTCCAAGCGTTTTGAAACACTTAACACTCTGATTGAAAAACACAAGCCAACGCGTGTTAAGGTTGTCTCTAATTGGGAAGTTGACGATTACGAAACTGCAAAGGCTTTGTTTGAAGAATTCCTTCAGAGAGGCGAAGAAGGTATTATCCTTAAAGATAAGCGTGGCATTTGGGAAGATAAACGTTCAAAGACCCAAATTAAATTCAAAGGTGAGCTTGAGTGCGACCTTAAGATCGTTGGTATTGAAGAAGGTACTGGCAAATATGCTGGTAAACTTGGTGCCATTAAGTGTGAATCGTCTGATGGTATTATTAAGGTGTCAGTTGGCTCTGGTTTCACTGACGCTGATCGAGAACAAGGCGAAGAGATTATCGGCAAGATCGCAGCTATCAAATATAACATGCGCATTAAAAATAAGGCTGGTGAAGAATCTTTGTTTTTACCTATCGTTCTTGAAATTCGTGATGATAAAGAAGTGGCTGATGCCAGCGGAGATATTAAATGACGTATGAAGAATTTGAAAAGCAAATGGAGCAGAAGTATCCTCGATATTGTGGACCAGACGCTCTCTTTGGCGGCTTCGCCATCGGTGAGGGATGGTATCATATCATTGAACAATTGATCGGCGAAATTGACCACTATACAAAATGGCGTCGCAATCAACGTGCCTATGAATTGAAAAGACAACGTGCCAAGAAACATGGCGTTGATGGTGTTTTGAAATTTATGGTTAAGTCTGGGCGCACGCCAACTGACTGGGATATTGAGAATGCAGAAAACATCATGCGTACGGAACAGGTTGTACCTGAAAAGGTAAACTGGGTTGTTATTGAACAGATTAAAGAAAAGTTCGGCGGACTGCGATTTTATTATCATGGTGGTGATGATCATATCAGCGGTATGGTGAGAATGGCAGAAACGTGGGCGGATAATACCTGTGAGAAGTGTGGCGACAAAGGTAAACGTCGTTCTGGTGGTTGGGTTCGTACTCTATGTGACAAGCATGAACAAGAGTACCAAAATAAATTTAAAGGTGACGAAGATGCGTGAATACAATCCTGATAAGTGGGTGATGTTGAAGTTTATCCACAACGGTTCAGTAATTTATAAAATCCTTGCCACATTCTATGGTGGCTATTTGAGTGGTGATAGTTGGAAGCTGAACAGCGGTTGTACTAAGATCGAAGAGGACGGTCAGTGCTTCTTGTTCCATGGCTCAAGCGGTAGTGTTTATCGTTGTCATAAGAATGCTTATGGTATGGGTGGTTACACTTCTGGTGTCTATGCTTCTTTCCAAAAGGAAGTGGCTGGCGCTGATGATGTTGAAATGGAATTGATGCCAGCCGATACCAACTTTATGGAGATTGAATATGAGTGATAGTTGGATTGTTACACTGGTTGAAGCTGATGATGGTAGCGGTGATTTGGTTATCCCCTTCACCGACGAACAGCTTGCTGCCGCTGGTTGGGAGATGGGTGATACTATTGAATGGACTGACCTTGGTAATGGTTCTTGGTCTCTGAAAAAGAAAGAACCAGAAAAAGTTTGGGTTATGGTTGAAGCAGTTCAACAGTTCCGTATGCGGTATATGGTTCAAGTTCCTGCAAGTAACCCTGAATGGGCCATGGATACTGTTACTATGCAAGAGGCTAAAGAGTTCTCCCAAGAAAACATGGGTGAAACTATCGTAAGTCATCGCGTTGTTTCCGAGGAAGAAGCTCTTCGTATTTGCGATATTGATAATAACTATACCAAGTCTTGGAATAAAGAACAAAAGATCAAAGCGTTCTTTACTAAAGACGGCGAGAAAGTAGATCTATAATGTTTATGTTTGACGTTGAAACTCTCGGCGTTGATTCTAACTCTGTCGTTTTATCGGCAGGGTTAGTTCATTTTGAGCCAGGAAAAAACCAGTCGTATCAAGACTTGTTGGATAACGCTTGCTATGTTAAGTTCAAAGCTAAAGAACAAATTGATATGAAGCGCCAAGTTGATCTTGGTACTCTTGAATGGTGGAAAAACCAACACG